AAAACCTTCTCTGGTGGGCCGTATTGAGTCAAAACACCAATAACTTGATCTTCTGTAGCATTAGGGCCAAGTTGAGACAACTTAGCACGTAATTCTTCTTCTTGTCTAATAGTCAGGTTAGTTTTAGCCACTTGAGCCAAAGATGCCTGCTCTGCCGCCCTTCTCTGTCCAACAAGAGCCATTTCACTTTCTGTTTTACGAGCAAAATCAATCAAAGCCATAGCACCTTGTTGGTCGCCAATAGAACTTAACTGTTTAGCAGCATTAGCCAATGATTGTGGATCAGTTTGATCTGTCTGGCTCATAATCTGTTGACGAGCGCTAATGAGCTTCATCTGTGGGTCTTCAGCACCCAACAACCCACCAATGCCACGAGTTAAACCAGCCGCACCAGATTGAATCATTGCCGCACCACGAGCGCCTGGTGCTAAGTTAGCCATGCGAATAGCACGTTCTTCATCTTGAGCCTGTAGTTGACGCTGATAAATATCAGGCGTAATTCCAAATAGACTACCTACAATATCAGCCATATTAGCCTCCCCAAATTTGTTTTGCTATACCAGCGGCAAATGCTGGATCAATTCCAGATAATAATGATGCGTAAGGATTAGTTGTAGCCGCTCTACCTGTTGTTAAATCAGCCGCAGCACTCGCACCTTGCAAACCTAGTCTGCCAGCATTAAACCCTGCTGTAGATGCTTGTTGGGCAAGGTTAGCTCCCATAGTCAATGGTTGTTGTGCTTGAGTCTCTAAGTTCTGTACTTGTCCCAAAGCAGTTGTGTAAGGAGCATAAGCGGCTTGTTGACCGCCATAGTAGTTACCCATTGCGGTTGCACCTTGACCAAGCAATCCTGCCCCAAACAAGACGTTCTGTTGACCTGCTTGTTGAGCATTAGCCGCCAACTGTAATTCTTGTTGCGCTCTAGCGTTGTACAAAGCCTGTAGTTCAGGAGTAGTAGCACCCAAAGTACCGCCTTGAGCAACAGAAAGACCCGCACGACCTTGTTGTTGTAGACGATTCTGAAGGTTTGCCAGTTCCATCTCACGAGAAGGTTGAAGCAACTGCATTTGTTGGTTGATGTAGTTCTGAGCAACGTCTTGTGGAGATTGAGAGATGTACTGATTACCTAGACCAAACAAGTTTTGAGCGCCAGTTTGAAGTGGAGCAAATTGTTGTTGAGCTTGTTCTGCTTGAGTCAAACCTCGACCTGCCAAACCAACTAAGCGATCCTGAGCATTCTTAGCTTCAGGACTTAGTTGGTATCCAGCAGATGTCATACGACCCGTTATGGGATCATAGGTGTAGTTAGACGTACCAAAACGAGTAGTCATGCCTACAGGACGGAACTGAGCGCCTTCTACACCTGCTTGAGTAGCCGAAGTAACATTCTTGGCGGCAAGTTGAGCAGCGGCTTTGTCTTCTTCAGTTTGAAGTAGTCCACCAACAGTTTTCAATCCACTTGTGATGGTAGAAGCTGTATTGGCAAGTTTTTTTGCTAACTCAGCATCTGCAATAACTTTATCTGCCGCCAATTTTTGGGCTACAGATTCAGCAGTAATTCCACCAGCTGCACCAGTAAACACACCACTTCCACCAGTTAAAGAAGTAACTGTTGGAACAGTAGCTCCAGTAGTCAGTGAGTTAGCAAGTTGTGTAGCACCTAATGTGCCACCAACACCACCAGTAGCTAAATCAAGTTGAGCAAGTTCTGCGGCAGTTAACCCACCACTTAACAAACCACTAGCAGCTTCTGTTCCAGCAACAACATCAGCAACATTGGTAACAGCGCCAAGATTATTAGCGTTTAGTCCTAATTCACTAAGTGTTAGACCTTCTGCACCAACCGCACCAGCCGCACCAAGATTTAATAAACTTGGTAAACCAAACAAAGCGCCAGCACCTAAAGCAAACTTCAAAAAGTCTTTTCCAGAATCAACTTTTTTATATTGACCAGTTCCTTGAAATTCACCAGTAGGTGTATATGATTTGTATGTATCGCCTATGTTGTTTGCGTTAGTTTTAGCAGTAGTAATACCTTCAAGTGGGCCAATTTCTTGTGTTTCACCTGAACCAGTAACTCGATACTGAGGTGCAATAATAGTATCGCCAAGAGTAACTGATTGACCATTGGGAACAGTAGCCGCTACTCGGGAAACAATCTGTCCTTCAGGTAGACCAAATGTTTGTGAGACTTGTGCAGGACTAATCCCTCTAGTTTCCATTAGAGAAACAATCTGTGCATCCGACATATTCGGATTGGCAAGAAAGATATTAAATAGCTCTTGGTTTGTTACTGCCATGATATTTCCTTACAAGTCACCTGTATTTGTTGATGGGAAGGCTCTAGTTATTCCTGTAGTACCTGCCCAAATAATTCGTACTGCCCCACCTGCGCCAGTACCTTCACGACCGCCACCACCACCATAGATAGCGCCATCACGAACAAAGCCACCTCCTGATCCACCAGAGCCTCCACCGCCTGCTTGTCCAGTGTTAATAGAGCCGTCACTTCCTTGTCCAAGAATGCCTACGCCACCGCCACCCCAAGCTCCAGTACCTCCGAATGCAGACCAACCGCCACCAGCGCCTGCGCCACCAGAACCAGCTTGTGTTGATCCATCAGCTCCGTTTATTGCACCATTACCACCTAATCCAGAATAACCACCAGCGCCACCACCACCGCCAGAATTGTTAACTCCATAAGAATTTGTATTTCCACCTATTCCACCTGCAAAACCAGTACCAATACTTGCAATTCCTCCTGCCCCACCAGAGGTAAAATTACCTCCTGCTCCACCAGTAGCTTGTACAGAACTTGCAAAACTACTTGAACCGCCTGTTCCTGCTGTTGTACTTTGATTTGCTCCACCACCGCCAACAATTACTGTGTAATTAGTGCCTGGTGTAACAGATATATTGTTTGCATATGCTAAACCGCCACCACCACCACCAGCAAAATAAAAACCAACCCCATCATCATAAAGATTACCACCGCCACCACCTCCAACAGCAACAACAGAAACAGAAGTAACTCCTCTAGGACAAGTCCATGAGTATGTACCAGCCGTTGTAAAGGCTTGTTGTCCAGCAGGAATGATCCCGCCTGCTTGAAAAGCATTAAGTGCGGCAAACATTATGGTGTGAACCCTTGTGTAACATTGCCATACCAGTTAGTGCCATCAGCTACAAATGAGAAAATATCCATCTTTCCCGCAGTAGCAGTCATTGTTGGTGTACCAGCAGAACTCCATTTAACACCAGTAAAAGTAGCGCTACCATTACCAATAGATGCCGCTTGTTTTAACAACAAGACAAACGACTTACCCGCAGTAGCCGTAGGCATCGTAAAAGTACAAGCAGTAGAAGCGGTTAAAGTAGCTGTCTGAACAGTGCCAGAAGTTAAGCTAATCGCGCTAGAACTTGTCACAGTACCAATGGCAACCACACTTTCAACATAGTTCGTAACAGTTGGGTTTGTCAGGGTCTTGTTTGTCAGACCTTGAGTATCTGTAGTACCAACAACATCACCACTAGGAGCAGTCTTAGCAGCAAAAGCCGCTAGATCAGAGTCATAGTCTTGCTTGGTAGCAATAGCCGTAGCAATGTTGTTGAACTCAGTATCAATCTCAGTACCTTTGACAATCTTTGCAGGATTACCAGAGGTAAGGTTATCTTTGGTTGCAAAGTTCGTACTTTTTGTATAATCTGACAAGATTATTCTCCTTGTGTTAAGTAGGCTAGTAACATTTCAAGCTCTTCTACAGAGGCATAACCTTTTATACGATTTGCTTTCCAAGAAATAATTTGAATGTTATCTGGCGTGTAGCCTTTTGTTGAGTCTATGCGATCAATACTTGGACTGTTTTCTCGAAATCCTGCATTGTTAAATTCTAATTTCATACCGAAAATAGGGCAACATCCATTAGAAGGATAGATGGCTTTTATATCTTCAACTGTAATAGAGTGATCTCTGTCTTTATTTTTAGCTCTTTGTTTTGAAGCATTTATCAACATTTGTAAACGATAGTTAAAATCTTGTCGTCTAGATTTTTGATATTCACGACCATATTCCAACATTTCTTCTGCATTATCACTTCTTCGTTTTGCTTGATAAATTACATCACATGCTCTGCATTTGTATTGCAAACCATCTGGAGCAGATTTATTTTTTGTAAACATAGCTAAAGGTTTAGCCTCTTTGCACGTATTGCAAATTTTTGTTGCTTGAACAAAATTTAAAACGGCACTCATGATAATTTCCCATTTTTTGCTTGGATTTCAATCTTTTGTATAGAAAGTTGTGATCCGTTAATATCAGACTCATAGCCTGTCTGAACAACCTTACCAGTGCCACTAGCAGATACCTTTAAAGTATTCAAAGCAACACCATCAGAGTATTCTGCAACTACAGTAGCGTTAGCTCCATATTCAGCAATGCCGTATTGAGCAACACCTTGAACAGGAATTGTTGCTGTTGCACTTAGATAGTTCGTCTTAAAGTCAAAGCCCCATTTAAAAATTACTGGTTGATTCGTACCACCAATCACGACAATGGAAATCTTCTTTAAAACAGATGTTTGGTTCACATTACCAAGATCAGCGTGGTTAGTGTAATACTGCATTCGATAAGTGCTTGTGTGGTCGTTATAGCCCGCATATTGACCAATATATCCATTCTTACCAATGTAAACAGCACCACTTCTTAAAGCAACCAAAGCCGTAGGAGTAATAGAATCCCAAGTAGTTACTCTGCGTGATCCGTCTTGTAGCACTAATTTAGTATCAAAACAGTAAACAGACTGAGTAATAGGCATCGTTAACAAGTAAAAGCCTTCTCTTTCAGAATAAACAGACTTAATGTTTGCTAAATTTTGTGAAGCAACATCACTCATTAAGTCATTACGTACATTCTTTGATAAATCGCCTTCTGGAGCAGACTTCTCTTGAATCGTTCTCATCAAGGAACGAACACCAGAGTTTGACAAGAAGATCACATCAGAACTGGTTGTCTGAACGCTATCTCTTGCTAAACAACCAATACCACCAACTGTGTCAGAAATAGACATCGTTGCAGGAGTAGTTGCACCTTGATAAACAAGAATCTGTCGTTTACCAAAGATAAATAAAAAACCATTGTGAGCAGCCAATGCCTGAACTTCATCAGCACCATTAGGCCAAACTCTACTTGTATCCAAAGTACCAGTTGTGCCACCAGACCATACATGACCTGCGATCAGATCAGAGAAGCTAACAGTGACCTTATCTCCACTGGTAGAAGCAACCCACAAGCGACCATAAGCCGATATAGCAATGTTTGCACTAGGAACAGTCCCTACATAGCCAGTCTTCTCAGAAACACGTCTATAGGTCGTTGTGCTTACAGTAGGGTCATAAATCAGAGGATCGTGACCTGTTTGAAAGAAGTAAGTAATCCCATTCAAAGAAGCACACTGCCAATTACTCGCAGTAATGGTCGGAGCAGTACCACCTCCCCCATAGGTCAACTCAGTCACCGCATTAGATGCACCAAGTTTAAAGAGTTTGTTATTGCCAGCAAAAAGGACTGTTAATGTGCCATCAGATTGAACTAACTCATGGATAACACCAACATCATTAGCACCAAGGTTTCCAGAAGAAGAGTTAACCCTTGTCCAACCTTTACGTGAGCCAATGCGACCATATTGGTCAATCACACAATTAGTGGCAACCAAAGCATAGCCTTGCGCTAAATCCAATGGGCTATCCTGAGTGTTTAACCCAAAAAAGCCTGGTGCGCTAATGCTGAATGTTTGGATTTGTTGAGCCATTAAACAGCCTCAAAAGAGCCAAATTCTGGATAACGTGTAGCTTCCATAGAGATGTAATCAGAGAGCATGGACTTGTACAACTGATAAGCCTCAGAAGAAGATAGACCACCATCCTCACCACGCTCAACCAAAGCACGAGCATAAGCACTCTGAACCACCAACTCAGATGGCATCAGAATCACAGTAGCATCAGAAGTCAATGGTGCTTGTGGCACGATCAAGCTAAATCTTAGACTAACTACACTGTCAGGAATAGGAAATACAGTTACTTTAGTGTCATAACTACCATCTACACCATCAAAAGCATAATACAAAGGTACACCACTAGAGACAGTACCAAAGTTCAAATAACGATTCATGTTAACAAACGGGATGTTTGTCATGGTTGTGTTATTCGTATCGTTGATAACGTCTTGAACACGGAACTTCTGACCTGCTCCTGTTAAAGAG